GGGATTTCTATTCTCTAAATAGCTTTGATAGCGACAATACAGCTCGCAAGAAGGCAGTTAAACGAGCCACGGCTTATCAAGTAGCTTATTTAGATAGTTCTGGCATCATGACAGCGGAAGACAAGCAGTCTATTGCCAGCATGTCAGTAGGGCGGACATCTATAAGCTATCGTTCAGGCTCTCAGAATGGCTCGGGTTCGCTTTCTTTGGGTGAAAGGTATAATTTATCAAGAGATGCTGAAAACTGGCTCAGGATGGTTGGATTTGGTTCGGCGAGGGTTGATTATGATAGATAAACGAATGCTACCTAATTCTGTGACTATCAAAAAGACAATTGGTGAGGACGATTGGGGGAAAGAGGCTTACTCTGACCCTCTTTTGTTATCCCCTTGCAAATTCGATAGATCCTTTTCTCGTTCCGGAACAGGCAATCATCGTAGTGAGTCCAATTCCTCGACTGTGATTGTCTATCACAAATACTGCCCTGTGGCGCTCGACAAGAGTTTCGTTGGTGGGGTTGTAGAAGAGGACGGCGTCAGCTACGTTGTTAAGAACATCATCCCTCAATATCATCCTCTAACCAAGAAGCTACTAGCTTATGAAATCGAGGTGATTTGATGGGCGGCGTTAATGTAAAGATAGACCTTTCAGGAGTTGAGAAGAAAGTATCTCCAGAGAATTTCGCAAAAGGGAAGTTAGCTATTGCCAACCAGATGCTGATGGATATGGAGCGATTTGTCCCAAAACGAAGAGGAGGCCTACGTTCTAGCGGACATGTTCGACAAGATTCGATTGTCTATGCGACACCTTACGCTCGATTGCTTTACTATGGCAAGAAGTGGAAAGGTTTCTTTTCAGAAAAACAAAGAAGATTTTTCTTTGCAAATAAAGATAAGTTGCTGAGCCAAAAACCAACGCCTGGAACTGGTCCAAGGTGGGATAAAAAGGCCTCAGCTCTATATGCTAAGAATTGGGCTGAAGTCGGAGCGAAAGCGATGGGAGTGAAATGATTCAAAAAAATGATTTTGCAGAGGTCTTGCTTGAGCATATCAAAGGCATCCAAGACAAAATTCCGTCTAAGCTCGGCTATTTAGCCGAAAAAGAGGGATTGGTCCTTTATCCGCTACCTGGCGGAGAAGTGGTAGACGAGGACATGGCCGGCACTCAAACGGTCAGCTTACCCTTTGAAATTGCTATCAAGTCACGAGATCAGGAATTAAACAATAATACATTGTGGCAGATTAACGCTGCCTTATCAAAAATGGACCTAGAATTGCCAAGTAAGAATGGCTCTTACGAGTTCTTAGGTTTAAAAGTTGACAAACCTTACTTAAACGATTTAGATGAGCAAGGTTTTTACATTTACTTGCTGGACGTAACTGCCAGCCTTGAAATTGAAAGGAATGAATAATGGTTAAAAATAAAAACGTAAAACGCAAGCACTACATTGGCCCTTACAAAGAAACGACTCCAGACACTCCACCAACCGCTACGGATTACCTCTGGATTGCTAAAGGCTTCAAGTCATCATCACCAGAGAATGATGAGAAGACAGACGACTTCACAGATTTTGCTGGCGACGGAACACCTGAAGAACAAGTGATCAGTAAGACACGAGGCCGCTCATTTGAGGGAGTTCGTGACACTGATGACAAAGCGCAGAACTTCATTGCTGAAAAAGAAGATGCAGTAGGCGACGAGCTCTTGGTTTGGTATAAAGAAGTTGACGCAACTGGAAAGACTCAATATGAGGGACCAGCTCGTCTTTCTGGTATCGAAATCGGAGACGGGGAAGCATCTGAAAATGAAAGTATTAAGTTTAAGGTCGTATGGACTCGTAAACCTAAGAAATCAACAGTAGTACCAGGATAATCTGAGGCGTGATATTTCACGCCTTTTTATTTTTGAAAAGAGGAGAAAAACAATGGTCGTAATTAAGAAATTAAGCAACATCATCCCAATTGATTTCGGAGAATTCCAATTGGAATACACTGCAAACGATAAGGGTGTGAAGGAACTTGATAAGTTCCGTGAAGACTTATCAAAGAGCTGGAAGAAAATTGAAAAGCTTTCTGATGAGAAAATCGCAGAAAAAGGCAAGGAAGTCGTTGAGGACGGCTGGACTCGTTTGTTCGGATCGGAAGCCTTTGAAAAAGTCTATAAATTCGCAGACGAAGATACCACTATCGCATTTAACTATCTGATGCAGACCGTCCTTGGAATTCAGAAAGAATATCAAGAGCGCAATTCAGAAGATGCCTTCAAGAAATATCTAGCGTGATGCCATGTTAGATATTTCTAGGAAGCTAGTTGATGAGCTTGTTCTAGAAATTGAAGGCAAAGAGAAGACTTTTCCTCTGCTATTGTCATTTGACAGAGTATTGAAAGTCTTTGAATTGTGGAAAGACGATGATATTCCTAAATTCATGCGCCCGATTTTAGCGTTGCGGATCCTTACGGGTGTTTCTTTTGATTTTTTAAGCTTTGAGGAGGCTTTGGAAGTTGTTCAGGCAATTTTTGAAGAGCACATCCAGACAGGCGAGAAAGAAGATGATGTTGAGTATGACCTGGCAGGCAATGTCATAAAGTCCTCGACAACGTCAGAAACACCACAAAAAAGACTCTACAACGTGAAGCATGACGGAGCTTATATCTTTGCTTCTTTCATGCAAGCTTACAGAATCGACTTAATCGAAGAAATCGGTAAGTTGCACTGGAAGAAATTCAATGCTCTAATTGTTGGCTTGCCTGAGGGAACCAAGTTTGTGGAGGTTATAAAGATTAGATCTTACGAGCCACAAAAAGGCGACAGTCAGGAATACATCGATAAGATGCGAGAGTTGCAAAAAGAGTATCGTCTTCCAGACGATGACTACGACGAAGAAGATGACGAGTATGAATATTACGAATAGAAAGGAGGCATAAATGGCAGATGGTAAAGTGGTCATCCAAGTTGACATGGATGGCAATAAGGCTCAATCAGGAGTAGCACGTTTAAAAGGCATGGTTGGTGGATTGACAGAAAGCGGTATGCAATTAGGATCTGTCTTTAAGTCGGTTTTAGGAGCTAACATTGTCAGCGGTGCGCTGATTTCAGGGATTCAATCCCTTGGCAGTGCTATCAAGGGTGTATTTGCTACAGCTCTTGACGAAGGGGCCAAGCTCCAACAATCGTTTGGTGGTGTTGATACGCTCTATACGACTGCCGCTGAGTCTGTGAAGCAATATGCGAACGCTGCAGCTTCAGCTGGTATCTCTGCTAATACATACGCAGAGCAAGCTGTTTCTTTCGGTGCCAGCTTGAAGCAAGCGCTCGGTGGTGATGCTGTGAAGGCTGCACAAATGGCAGACAAGGCTATCATGGCCATGGCTGATAACTCGGCCAAGATGGGTACAGATATTGGTTCAATCCAGCAAACGTTCCAAGGCTTCGCTAAACAGAACTATACTATGCTAGATAACCTGAAGCTAGGTTATGGTGGTACAAAGCAAGAGATGGAGCGACTTCTTAAAGATGCCAGCAAATTAGAAAAGGCAATGGGCAAGAAGTTTGATATCAACAACTTTGCGGATATCGTAGAAGCCATCGACCTAGTTCAACAAGAGTTGGGAGTCGCAGGAGTCGCAGCACAAGAAGCGCAGACTACATTCAGTGGTTCGTTTGCAGCAATGAAGGCTTCGGCATCCAACTTCTTGGCGAATTTGACGCTCGGAGAAGATATTGGACCGTCTTTAAAAGCGCTTATTTCTAGCACCTCAACGTTCCTTTTAGGCAATTTCTTGCCTATGGTTGGAAATATTATGAGACAACTTCCTCAAGCTATCGATACAGCCTTGGCAGAAGCTGGGCCAAGGATTGAACAAGGATTCAAATCGTTGTTTGCTTCGCTCGGAGTTGACGAGGGTGTTTTTGACGTAATCAAGGACACTTTTCGAGATGTTGTTGTGACAATCCAGTCCCTCTTTGAAGAACTGACAAGCGAATCCAATGGATTTGGCAATGTCATTCAAGGCGTTGGGAATATCATTAAAATAGTGAATGTCAACATCCAGAATATGGCTATGGCCTTTCAGTTTGCACTAGAAGCCTTCTCTGAAACAGGAGCAATCAAGAACGCCTATCAAGCATTTAAAGATTTGACAGATGCAGCTTTAGATCTTGCTATTAAGTTAGGCGATGCTATTCCTTGGGATATCGTAGGCGCAGCCGCTGGGCACGTCGTGAACGCTATTTCTTTAGTCGTGAGCTGGATTTCAAAATTAACTCAATCAATTAGTGCAGATGTCTGGAGAGGATTGATTACAGGGATTGGAGGAGCTCTAGTCGCTTTCAAGGCATTTAATTTCTTGAAAAGCTTTAATCCGTTTGGCTTATTCGCTAAAGGTGCTAAAGAAGGGGCAGACGAAGTCGCGAAGGGTGCGACAAAATCCAAAAGCGTAGTAACACAGATTTTCAACGGACTAGCTAATATCATCAAAACAACAGGAACATCAATCAAGACGGCAGCTACAGGAATTGGCCAAGGTATCAAAACAGCTCTATCTGGCTTAGCGCCAGTCATTAAAGCATTTGGCGCTGCACTGAAAACCGCAGGGATGGGCAATATCCTAGCGCTTGGCGGAGCAGTTGCTATTGCAGCAGTCGGAATCGGCGCTGGAGTGGCTATTATTGCGGCAGGCTTAAGTCTCATTGCTAGTCAAGGCGAAGGGGTGGCCACGATCATTAACGCAGTTGGCCAGGCATTCGCTACGGTTGCTACTGCGATTATTGGTGCATTTGCTCAGGCTATTGTATCTGTCGCAGGAGTTTTACCAACAGTAACAAGCGCCCTCGCTCAGCTATCTCCTCTTGTTGTTGCGGTTGGAGAAGCAATTGGAGCAGCTGCGCCATTCATTACAGCTTTAGGTGATGCAATTGCAACTGTAGCTACAGCAATCACTCCAATAGTCGAGATTATAAGTAATGCGTTCGTTTCAGTAGCTCAAATTATTGCTGACGCTATCGTTCAAATTGTTGAAGCAATAGCTCCATTTGCTCCAGCCATAACTGAAATGGTGGTTGCGATTGCTCCGTCAATTGCAGATATTGTTTCGTCATTTAGCAGCATGTTCTCTCAGATTAGTCCTATCATTGATAGCTTGTCTAATCTCTTGAAAACATTTGGAGAACAAGTGAGCTCTATCTTGAAAAGTGCTGGTAGTGTAGTTGAGTCCTTTGGCTCTGCTATCCGTAATGTCCTTGACGGTGTAGCTGGAATCTTTGATAGCATCGGTAATGCTGCCTTAAACGCAGGCCTTGGAGTCAAATACATGGCTGAAGGGATTGCGAAACTTACTGAGCTAGGATTGCTAGACTTGGCTGGAACATTAGCGACAGTAGCAACAGGCTTGACTGCTATTGCCAATTCTGGCATTGCTTCAGCTGGACCAGGATTGCAACAAGCAGGAACAGGATTGAGCTTGATAGCTATATCAGCTCAACTTGCAAGCGTAGCCTTGCAATCACTACCTACGGCCTTATCATCACTAAGCACTAACCTTAGCACATTGCCAGAAACACTGACAAGCGCTGGAACTTCGATGAGCACGTTTGCTACATCGGTCATGACTTCATTTGCAAGCTTATCTGGATCTGTATCTGGAGTAATGGCGCTTCAGACAGGATTGGTGGCTCTAGCTAACGCTATGATGATGGCTCAAAGTGGGGCTTCAGCGATGTCATCTACTCTAACGATGATTAACACTTCAGCTTCATCAGCTACATCGGCCATTTCTCAGCTTGCATCAGGCATAGCTTCAGCAATGACTCAGGCCGTGTCATCAGTTCAGTCAAACATGGCATTGATTGTGACTGTAATTTTGCAGTCGTCAATTCAGATGACGCAAGCTGGCCAACAGGCAGGCCGTGGGGTTTCTGAAGGGATAACAAATGGTATCCGTTCAGGAATCGGTTCAGCAACAGCAGCAATGTCAGCGATGGTCAACTCTATCCAGTCTACAGGAATGAGAGGCGTCTCTACTATGCGCTATGTAGGTGATATGATTGGCCAAGGTTTAGCACAAGGTATGTACTCAGCGCTTGGAGCTGTCACAGCTGCTGCTAATGCTCTTGTCGCTCAAGCTGAAAGAGCCGCACAGGCCAAGGCTAAGATTCACAGCCCGTCACGCTTATTTAGAGATAACGTCGGACGCTACATTTCGCAAGGGGTGGCAGTCGGTATCTTGTCAGACGCTCACAAAGTGGATGATGCTATGGGCGATGTTTTCGACCAAATCAGAGCCTTTAATTTTGCCCCCGAGGACCTTATTGGCGTAGGTCAATCAAACCTTACGAAGACACTTCAGGTCAAGTCAGACCTAGACCGTCAAATCAAAGCGAGCGTTAAGGTTGTACAAGAAAAATCTAATCATCTTGTAGAGCAAGCTCTGGAAGTCGCTGAAAGGGCAGTGAAACGTCCAGTCAGTCTGATGATGGAAAGCGGAGCGCTTGTTGGCCAAATCGGTCAAAAGATGACCGATTACCAAAACGACAAGCTCATGATCGATAACATGATGAGAGGGATTATTTAATGGACACAGTTATCTATAACAATCATGACCTCTCTGAGGTTATAAAAATCAACGAAGTAATTCGTCCGGTAGGAAATGAAAGGGATGTCACAACAAATGACGCCCCTTTTTTGGGCGTAAACGTCCAAGAAGTAAGAACCGGACCCAAAAAAATCAAAGTTAAGTTTACCGTTCAGAAAAAAACGGCTAGGGATACCGAATTGGCCAAGCACGCCTTGGCTACAATCCTGAACACCGACAAGCCAGTTCGTATTGATATTTCAGACGAACCTGACAAGTACTATATGGGGCTTGTCATTGGCTCTGTGGATGTCGATAACGTTGCTAGATGGCTTCAAAAGGGGGAGTTTGAGATTCTTGTTCCTGACGGCGTCGCACACGGTACGACTTATAGACGGTTCGATAATGGTCAAGAGCAATCTGACAAGGTTGTTTTTAATTTGGTCAATAATGGCAACGTCCCAGCTTTTCCTGTCGTTACGGTTAAAAATAACACCGAGAATGGCTATATCGGCGTAGTTAATGCTAGCGGAGCTCTTGAGGTCGGCGACCGTGAGGAGGCTGATACAGGGATAGTTAAGAAATCCGAAATCTTAATGGATTTTAGAGGCGATAAAATCTCAACTGGTTTTTCCCAATCATTAAAAAATCAAGGCGTTACAAACGACAATACGGAGTATGTGGTAGGAACTGCTGAAAGAATAAGTCTCTGGGATCGTCCCCATATTAAATTAAAAAATCTACGAGGTGTAACCAAGTTACAAAACTATGCTACTAGTCTAACTTGGACTATCCCGAATGATAGTGTAGGAGAAATCGGGTCTTTAAACGATTATCTTTGGTGGCGACAAGTCTTTTGGTCTGAAGCTCTTAATCAGTATGGTTTTATTAAAATTACTATTTCTGACACTAACGATAAATTCCTATACGGCGTGGAGAGTTTCAAAAGGTCTCTGGGGTCAGAATGTGAATATAACTTCTTTGCTAGCGATGGCAAGGGTAGTTATAACATTCTGAAACGTTGGGAATTTGACGGAAGCACTACAGGAGACGTTAACCCTTTTAGTGTAGCCAGAGGCTGGTCAGATTTGAAACGGAATGATGACAAGGTACAAGTCTTTTATCGTGGCTCTTACTTTACTTTCACAGTTCCTGAAATAAAGGGCAGAAAGTCAGCTAAGATCCATGTGACATTAGGGGCATATCGAGATTATCCAATGGTCTCTCATATGTATCTTGATGAATTGTATTATCGCAAAGATTTTGTGCCAGGAATCGGTGATGTGCCGAACCGCTACCCAATCGGTTCAAATGTCGTGCTAAACAGCGAGAATGACACTGTCACAGTGGACGGTCTTGAGAAGATTGTGGACGTAGTGGATGGCTCAAGTTTCTTGACTATTCCACCTGGAAACAGTCAGCTTGAGGTTTATTGCTCAAGTTGGGTCAAGACCAAGCCAACTGTAAAAGTAGAATTTAAAGAAAGGTATCTATAGCAATGTTATTGACAATACATGACTCAAATTTGAGAAAAGTGGCCTTTGTGGACAATGACAAACAGGATACATTGAACTATTTCAATGATACCTGGACAAGATACCTGGAAACTGGCTCTAGTACCTTTGATTTTACGGTCTTTAAAAAGGCTATTATCTCAGATGTAGGCAAAAAGAGGGCCTATAACTCTCTCAATGAGAAAGCATTTGTTTCATTTCACTACAAAGGCAGAACCTACCTGCACACTATCCGAAAAATTGAGGAAAATGAGAAAGTTATCAAGTGTTACAGTATCAACCTGAACCTTGAGCTGATCAATGAGTGCTCTATCCCTTACAAATCGCCTAAGGCCATGAGCTTTAAGGAATTTTGTGAGGAGATGGACTTGCTCAACTATACTTTCTTAAAAATCGGCATCAACGAGGTGTCAGATAAGAAGATTTCAGCTGAGTGGGAAGGGACAGACACTAAACTAAATAGACTATTAAGCCTTGCTAAGAAGTTCGGTGCAGAAATTGAGTTTGACACACGTCTAAATTCTGACAGCTCTATCAAGTCATTTACAGTCAATGTCTATCATGAGCACGACGATAGCCACCAGGGAGTTGGTCAAATTAGTCCAAAAATCTTGAAGTACGGTAAAAACCTCAAGACAATCACTAGGACGATTGACAAAACTGGGATCTATAACACGGTTGTCCCTACAGGTAAGGATGATAAAGGCAACGTAGTTGATATTAGAGGTCTTGGAGCTTGGTCTGTCAATAATGCAAAGGGAGAACGTGAGTTTTACCAGTCAGGGGCTGCTTTGTATGCCCCTCTTTCAATGCAGATGTATCCGAGTACTTTCACGCATTCAACAGGTGACCGTGACCAGTGGATCCGTAAGGATATGACGGTAGAGAGTTCAAATCCTGAGGTCATCCGCTCGACGGCTTACCGTGAACTCAAAAAGAACTGTTACCCAGCAGTCACTTATGAAGCTGAGGGCTTTGCAGATTTGGAGATAGGAGACACAGTCAAAGTCTATGATGACGGCTTTAGCCCTACTCTCTTGCTTGAGATGAGGGTATCTGAGCAAGTCATCAGCTTTACCAATCCAAAAAACAATAAGACCACTTTTTCAAACGCCAAAGCGCTTGAAAATCGTCTATCTCAAGGCATTCAGCAACAGCTAGACCGAATGATAGAGGACGCTAAGCCCTACACTATCAAGCTAGCCACTGACAACGGCATAGCTTTCAAGAACAGCCAAGGCCAGACCATTGTGACCCCTACTTTAATGCGAGGTAACAAAGTCATAAATAGCGGCTGGCGCTGGGTTGTAGATGGTGAAATCAAAGCCACAAGCTCGAGTTACATTGTCCGAGGCTCTGACGTCAATCAAAAAATGGTTTTGACAGTCTCGGCGTGGATTGATAACAAAGAGGTAGCGTCTGAGCAGTTGACGCTCATCAATGCGCTTGACGGTTCAAGAGGTGAACCTGGTGCTCCAGGGCCTAAAGGAGATCCCGGACCAAAAGGCGATAAAGGGGACAAAGGGGCTATTGATGAAACCCAGCTAAAAGAAATCAAGACAAGTATTGACTCTAAAGCCGACCAAGGGCTAACTCAGCAACAGCTCAACGCTCTAAATGAGAAAGCAGGTCTTATCCAGGCTGAGCTTGAGGCCAAAGCTAGCGCTGATACGCTCAATAACTGGATTAAGGCTTACAAGGACTTTGTCCAGTCTAACGAGACAGCAAGGTTACAAGCTGAGAAAGATTTGATTTCAGCTAGTCAGCGTGTCTCAAGTATTGCTAAGGATCTTGGAGAACTATCTGACCGTTGGAATTTCATCGATACCTATATGAGTTCCTCAAATGAGGGGCTTGTGATTGGTAAGAATGACGGTAGCTCTAGCATGCTGTTTAGTCCAAATGGACGAATTTCAATGTTTAGCGCTGGTGTCGAGGTCATGTATATCTCTCAGGGCGTTATCCACATTGAGAACGGTATTTTCTCTAAGACTATCCAAATAGGACGTTTTAGAGAGGAACAGTATCATCTTAACAATGACATGAATGTCATTCGTTATGTAGGATAGAAAGGAGCGAAATGCCTAGATTTAGTAATTCGAGTAACAGCTTATATTTGAATGTGTATATTGATGAAGTTTCAACAGACATTTCTGCTAACACCTCAACCATCAATTGGCAGTTGACAGTTAGTCGTTATACGTACTATCACACGCTCAATAAACAGGGAGACAGTACTTTATCTCTAACTTTGGACGGCCAAAATGTGCACTCTAGCAATCCAGTTTGGGAAGTTTGGGACGGCGAGGTCACTCTCGCTAGTGGTTCAACCACAATCTCGCACAACTCAGACGGTCGGAAGACACTGCCGTTCTCATGTACGTTCAATCCGAATAACGGACTGCATGGGACTATCACAGTATCAGGAAATCTCGGTCTGACTGCTATCCCGCGCTCAAGCTCTGTAAGCGTGAGCGCTGGGGTGATTGGTAGTGCGGTTACTATCAACATCAATCGTCAGAGCTCCAGCTTTAAGCATACAGTGCGCTATGCATGGGCCGGCAAGAGTGGAACGATTGCAAGCAACGTGGACACATCCGCAACGTGGACAATCCCTCTTGATTTTGCAAATGACATCCCAAACTCCGCAAGTGGAACAGGGACTATCTTTGTAGATACCTATTCAGGATCTACAAAGACAGGCACGCAGTCCACTACATTCACGGCTAGCGTACCAGCGAATGTCAAGCCCACATTTGCAGGAGTTTCCCTGTCGGACTTGAACGGTGCAGCTCAAAATCTTATCCCAAACGGGAATACGTTCATTCAGGTAATCTCTAACATCAAGGTAGCTTTTAATGGTGCAGTCGGTTCTTACGGCTCATCCATCACTGGATACTATGCTGAAATCGTCGGCAAAAACCAGTCCACGAGTTCAAACGGTGGAAGTCTGGGCATTATGAACTATAACGGCACCATCAAAATCAGAGCGAGCGTCTCAGATAGCCGTGGGAGATGGTCAGACGCTAGAGAGGTGTCTGTAACAGTGCTTGAGTATTTTGCCCCTGCTCTTAGCTTTAGCATAGCAAGAACGGGATCAACCTCTAGCACACTAACAGTCACACGAAATGCCAAGATAGCGCCTCTGACCGTATCAGGAAATCAAAATAACTCAATGACCTTGACTTTCAAGGTTGCAAGACTTGGGACTACTAACTTTCAAGTGGATACAGGGCCAGCTACTGGATCCTGGACAAGTATCTCAAACCTAGTCAATTCTCAGGCTAATCTAGCTGGCAATTATCTAGCTAATCAGTCATGGGTTGTCATCGGTGCACTTGAGGACAAATTCACTCGTACTGAGTTCATGGTCAACGTGGCCACAGAGAGCGTAGTCTTGTCTTATGACCGCTCAGGGGTTGGGGTCAATAAAATTCGTGAGCGTGGAGCCTTGGATGTTAAGGGTGACATCTACGCTAATGACCAGCCTATTCAGCAGTATCAGCTAACAAAGCCAAGTGGCATCGCCCTTGACGCTGTTGGAGACTGGAATAGCTATACTGGTATGGGATTTTACAAAGGGGATAACCTTGTAAATGCACCCTCTGGAGGAAGTTCATGGAAGTATGTTCAAGTATTCAAACACAATGATAATTGGGTAGTGCAAGTGGCCTATGATTTCTTTTCTCAAGTTATTGCTGTAAGAGCAAAGATAAACGGTTCTTGGAATGCTTGGAAGTATCTTGCCACAAAAGATGACATCCAAAAATACATTCAAGGAACACCTTGGCAAAACCTAACTCTACAAAATGGATGGCAACATCATCCTGAGTATGAAAAAGTTCAATGCTCAAAAACATTTGACGGAGTGGTTTATATCAGAGGCACTTGCAAAGGAGGAAAGACTACTCGTGAGTCAATTATCTTTACTTTGCCTGAAAATTTCAGGCCACCAACAGCACTATTCAAAACAGTTTTAAATAGTAACTACGGCCCTGCAGTTGTCGGGATTTATCCAGGAGGTACTGTAGTAGCCAAGGGGAATATTGACGCTACTTGGCTCAACTTTGATAACGTATCTTTCAAAATTTAAAGGAGGAAATATGAAATTAGAATATGGGGCGAAATCCCAAGAATTTGACGCAAGCGGAACAGCATCAGCTACAAAGGTCACGCTAGTCAATGCAGACGGTGCTATCGTACCTATCTTGCTACCAGCTGACAAAATCGGTTTGTCAAACACTGAGCTTTTTGCGTTAGCCTTGGAAGCTCTCTATCAAGAGAATTTTCCACAGCGTGCGGAAAAAGAGAAATTTAACCAAGTAGAGGCGCAACTCAAACAAAATAAGGAAATGGCGACTAAGGTAGAGCAAGCGACCGTAGAGAACAAGGAAAACCTTGACATGGTGTCAGCTATCACTGAGGTCTTGAGTGCCGTGGTAGTATCTCAAAATGGTGGCATGCCGACCTTTGCCTATGTAAAGGTAGCAAATTTCATCAAACCGCTTGCTAAGGACAAACGTTACAACAACGGAGACATCATCTCAGGTGCTTATCCGTTTGATACAAATCCGAAATGGCCAAAAGGAACCAAGACTATTTTCAAGTTCCAAATGCAAGCCACAGAGGGCTACACTTGGAAAGATCAGTCACTATCTGATATGTTGCAACAAGGCGTGTTGACCGTGGTCATGCCACGGATTGAGTAAAAGGAGGTTATATGCCGATTGAAGAAGCTGAAAAAATCGCTCAAAGCCAGGTAGCTTGGGCGATTTTGTTTATCTTACTCTTCTTTATCATCATTCGATATCTTATCAAGACATCGGACAAGCGAGAGAAGAAGATTATGGATTTGCACGAGCAATCAAAGGCCGACTCTAACCGACGAGAAGAGCGTTTGATGACTCACCTTGAAAAAACTACTACAGAATTAACCACAATTACACACACGGTCGGAGACATTCAGAAAGAAATGGTCCGCATGAACGACCGCATGGACGAAATCGAAAAAGGAGAATAACATGCAACAAATTACTGAAATTATCGTAGCTTCAGCTACTGGAATCTTGACTATCCTCGCAGGCGTCACAGTCAAATCTATTAAGGATTTTCTCATCAAAAAAGGTGGAGAAAAGACCATCAAGATTGTAGAAATCTTGGCTAAGAACGCGGTCAATGCGGTTGAGCAGGTCGCAGCCGAAACGGGCTATAAAGGTGAAGAAAAGCTGGAGCAAGCACGTACTAAAATCCGTGCTGAGCTTACCAAATACAATATCAGCATGACCGATAAAGACTTAGACACATTTGTCGAATCAGCGGTCAAGCAAATGAACGAAGCCTGGAAAGGGGAATAATAATGGGACTAAATCTCGAAACAGCTATTGCTTGGATGCGTGCTCGAAAAGGGCAAGTATCTTATAGCATGGACGACCGCAATGGCCCTGACTCTTATGATTGCTCAAGTTCAATCT